AAGTTGTACTTAATAGACGCGCAGCTAGCAACTGCACGTCATCCAATGGCGTGGTAGTCCTTGGTAATTGCCCAAACAAACTAAACCCGGAGAATTAAATGACGATTAACACAAAAGAAGACCTAAACGCGGTCGCTGGTACATCTGAATACGAGCGTTTTATGGCAAGCCTGCGAGGTTCGTTATTCAATGTTTACAAAGAGAACGGCAAATGGTTTGCTACCGAAAACAATGATGTTATTGAACGGTTCGGATTAACCCGTGCAGACTTTGATCCCATTGAGCAACCAGTTCTGCCCATCAATGAAACGGCTGAAAAAATAGCGGCTAACCAAATGGCGGCTAACCGAAAGGCTTTGAAAGCAGTTCGTGAAGCAAGTCTAAAAGCCATCACGCATACACTAGAAGATGGCTCTGCTGTACAAGTGCGGCCGGATGATTTAGGTACTCTGAACCTAGCTATTGCCGCTGGACAATCCGAAGACTGGGTGCTGGCAGATGATACTGTTCGTACGCTTACTGTAGAAGAGATGCAGGAAGCCTTGCTGTCCGGCATTGAGCAGGGCAAGGTTATCTGGCGTGTGTATACAGCGGAGCTTAAGAAACTATGAAGTTCAACAAGACCGCATTTCTTTTAGCCGTCCTTTGCGCGTAAGGAGTAACCCGTGTTTAAATTCTCAATAACATCAAACAAGCGTAGAGCAGGAGTGGATCCCCGGTTGATTCAAATATCCGACCGGGCTTTAGAGATATCCGTTGTTGACTTTGGTATACCTAATCACGGCGGTATACGTACAGCAGAGGAGCAATACGGATTGTTCCTTGACGGTAAGTCCAGGGCTGACGGTACTAACGATTTGAGCTACCACCAAAGCGGCAAGGCACTGGACTTCTACGCCTTTGTAGACGGCGCGGCAAGCTGGCATCCTGGGCATCTGGCTATGGTTGCCTCAGCTTTCCTACAAGCGTCTTCTGAATTAGGCTATAGACTTACATGGGGTGGATTATGGAAGCCCGTTAAAACGACTAGCGGAGTCCCTCACGGTTGGGATGCTGGTCATGTACAGCTAGAGGATTAAGTTACCCGCTATGATAACGGCTGCTAAGTTTGATGAATGGCGTATAATACCCCGTATACTGATATTCGGTTACGGGGTGTTTGCAATTTATGTCGGCGTTTGGTTTATGGGGCTTGAACAACCAGTGGCTTCTCAGTCTGCTTTTGTCAGTATTATATGGGGAGCTTCCGCTGGTTGGTTTGGCTTATATGTTAAAACAGGGAGGAGCAGTGCTGAATGATAGGATTAAAGATTAAAGCGATAATAGGTATCGTACTTGCTGGAGGATTATTCTTTGGTGGTTGGCAAGTACGTTCATACTATGAGGATAGCCAGGACTTAGCAGCAAAAGAAGAACGTGATAAAATAATGCAAGCGGTTGAAAGCCGTGAATCTAACATAGCATTAGACGTTCAAAAACAGATACGAGACCTGGATATAAATACACGAACTATAGACCGGGGAATAATCCGTGAAGTTGAAAAGCCTGTATATCGTAATGTTTGCCTCCCTGCTAATGGTGTCAGGTTGTTCAACGCTATTGCCAACGGGGAAGCCATATCAAGAGAATCTATTGAGTCTATGTCCAACGACACTGCCAAACCTGACGAATCCGGATCAAGCGACTAGCAAAGAGGTTTTGCTGGTATGGTCTGAAGCGGGTAGCATGTACCATGATTGCAGGATCCGTCATAATGGTTTGGTGGAAGCAATACGGGCTAGACAAGAACCAATCGATACTTTCGGATGGCCTCTCTAAGATCCATCTGCTGGTCCGCCCTTTGCCCTAAGCGGAGCAGCATAGCCTCGTCCACTGTACCTTGTGCAATTAGATGGTGAACTCGGACATACTTACCCTTTACGCCTTGCCGCCATACCCTAGCAATAAACTGAATATAATTCTCCAGATTCCAGGTAAGGCTATACCAGCAGACATCGTTGCCGCCTTCCTGGAAGTTTAGACCGTGAGACATACTATCCGGGTGACCTAATAGCACAGGTAACTCACCCCTGTTCCACTGTCCCTCTAGCTGTTTTGCCCGGTCTGCCTTTACGCCGCTCCCTATAAATGGTACGTCCTTTCCTAGAAGCCCTCTGAGAGCCTCCAGGTCGTGTTTAAAATGGTAGGCAATAAGCAGGGGCTTACCATTTAACTCGCTCAGTAGATCGTCCAGAGCCTCTATCTTAGCCTTATGTACCGGTAATGCCTTGCGAGTACGCTTAAACGCTCGCACCTGTGCCTCGTCAAGTCCTTCCGGTACATCTTCGTAAACTTTACCGTTGGCTATCTGGTGGCACTTCATGCTGGATTGTGCGGCTGCTTCTGCTGATACTTCTTTGTTCTCAATTTGTATGAAGAAGTTTTTCTCCATCTCCTTATAATACTTGGCTGCTTTGGCAGGTAGCGGTATTACGATGTCGTTGTATACGCACTCAGGCATATCCAGGTAGTCTGCAGAGGACATCTCTAGTACCATTGGTGCAACTAGCCGGTGGATCTCTTCGGCTGCAAAGTCTTTTATTTCCCAGCTGTACTTATCCCAGTCATGGGATTCAAAGTATTTCTTACGGAACTTATAGAAGTTATTACCTAGTGTTTTACCCTCGTCTAATAAGTACATCTGCGACCATAAGTCTAGCAGGTTACGCGGGGAAGGTGTTCCGGTCATTATATGCCGTCGCTTAAACAGTGGCAACATATCAACCAGTAGATCAAACCGCTTGCTATCATGGGATTTGAACTTGGTACTCTCGTCAATCCATAAGGCATTAAAGGGAGAAGCTTTACCCGCTTTTAACCCTTGCAGTAACTCACCGTGTAACCAAGCAAGTCCCTCAGGGTTAATAAGGTATATGTCTTTTTTGTCACCCCATAGTGAATCTTTGTTGTCGTCATGTAATATGGTGCAGGTTAACCCGTTAAAGTTAATCCACTTCTCTATCTCTCCAGGCCATACTGAATAAGTAACCCGTAAAGGAGCAACCAGCAAAACGCCTTTGATTTCCCTTGCATACTTGAGGATCTTTATTGCAGCTAAGGATATAGAGGTTTTACCCAGACCGGGGTCTAGGAACAAGCCTGAACAGGGGTTAGCTAATAAGAAACTAAGCCCTGTCCTTTGGTAATCATGGGATGACCATAACTCTGGGATCATAAGAATTCCGTTTGGTATAGCTCCTCGACTACAGATGGGATATTACTACGCTTGCAAAGTCTAACCATATTAAGGTAGATATCCTCAGGTCTAGGAGTATACCAGAAAGTCCAGTTCCCGTTTATATCTATACTGCTTTCGCTTACTTTGGCAAACAACTCTTCATCTAGACCAAACCCTCTTGCTTTTAACTCGTCATAAAGATTAATGTATCTGGATCTCAACCATGATATCTTATCGTAGAAGAACTTCATATGGCCTTTACCCAGGACATAATTCTCAGGTATATCCACGTCAGCCGGGGTCTTACCCTGAGCCTGTAACTTTAACACGGCTGTGAATATACGGGGTAGCTCGCGGTACTCGGCCATCAGATGCTTGTCTGTTAGCTGGTGCGGTTCTACTAAGTTGATGCGGGTCATAACTGTTTTCCTATTTTGGTGGTTTAGTAGAGGGCCGAAGCCCTCCTAACTTATACCTTATTAATTTCGTAAAGAAGAACGCTTCCGTGTTTTGATTTCCATGTACGATGTCCACTGGCTGGATTACTATGGCTTATAAGAATCCACCCTGAGTCAGTCAAATGATACACGGTATTTTCTTTACGTGCTACCTTGTTAACATCAGCTTCAATGGCACGAATAGAAGAGTTCCATGCGTGTTTGGTTTCAAGGTAAACACCGTTCTTTATAATTTCAAAGTTTTCACGTTTCATAACTGCTTTCCTGTTTTGGTGTTTTGCTTAACTTGAACTCAGTATCGCACGACTACGAGGAGAAAGCAAGGAAATTGTCTAAAATCTTTTCAGCCTGACCGGGTTGGTCACAAACGTAGTACTCAAAGCCAAAGGACTCTAGTAGTTTCTGTACGATTTTTTGAGCGGGGGACTGGGTGGACTTAGGCTTTTTAAACTCTATAAAAAACACCTTACCACCGGGGCAGATGACACTTCTGTCGGGGAATCCTTTCTTGCGGAGGTATATAAGCTTTAGTGCTTTGCAGCCATTACGCTCAGCATACTTGCAAAAAGGTAACTCAACGTCATCCTTTTCTTTTATCTCAGATGCTTTGGCTTTGGTTTTACTGGCACGGGATAGGAAGTCTTGGGTTGACATAGGGGTATGGGTAACCCTAACCAGCCATTAGACCAGTCAGGGGTAGTACCATTACTCGTCTTCGCTTTCTTCGTCAGCGTCGGTTACTACAACGTCCTTGCATGACTCGGCGAACTTGCGAATGTTGGTCACCATTGCGGTTGCAGCTTCCATGATTTCATCAGCAAGCGTATCAATGGCATCTGGGTCACTGGTCTTAAACGTGGTGTTTACTTTAGCACTAAGCTCGCGGACTTCGCTCTTGCTTTCACGTGCATCTTTACGGGCTTGAGCGCGGTTGGTACGTTGCTCTTTACGCTCTTCTTTGGTGGAGTCAAGCTCTTCACGCAACGTACGCTGCTCTTCAAGCAAAGTTTTTTTCTGCGCTTGGATTTCTTTCATTTTGGATTGTTTAGCGGACATAATAAATTACCTTTGGTTTGTTGGTTATCCCGGCTGTTACCGTAAGCTTCACTATAATGTTACACCGAGTAAGGGTAAAGAGGTTTTCTTGTTATTTGAAACCAATTTGCTTCAGCATATCTTTGGCCTCATTTATGTACCAGTTAAAATCAATGTCTTCTGGCATGGTATCCGGTAGTTTCATCAGTGGTACAGCTCCGTCTGACCTTGGTACTTTGTTACCGCTGGTGCTGTAGAATAAGGCGTCTAGCTCATCAGCGCCGTAATACCATCTAACAGCCTTGCCAATATAGCGCTCGCCCTTTACAGCTCCGCCATTGACCGTTCTAATGCTTACAAACTGCCGGATGTCAGCACAAGCCCGTATAGTTTCTTCAACCGGCTTGCCGTCCGTTAAAAATGCCTTAACCGCGTTAGCACATACTCCGTTAGTCGGGTTACTTCGTAATTGGTAAAAATGGCTACCTTGATCAGCATAAGCTCCTTTACCTTTAACTCCATCAGCCTTAACCGCTATGTAGTTGTTAACGTCCCGGCTGTTAATGCTAAGGTAATCCGCTGGTTCCATATCGTAACCAGTATCAATTTCCCACTCCAGCACTAGGTCTTCCACAAGCCCTTCTAGCGCCCTTGGTATTTTGGTTACTATACCGTCCGTGTTGGCACTTATAACCCCTATACCGGCTTGCTCAAGGCGCTCAACTAGCATTAGCAAGCTTAACTGCCCGGTTATGGTTACCTGCATCATCAGGTCTGGCGCGTACAAGCAAGACCAAACACTGCCTAGTTTGCCAAAAGAACCATTGATGGTAATCTTCAAAGACTCATTTATGGCGTTCCAATATTCGTAAGCTTTAGTATCTCCTTTATCCTTAGTTTGTTTGGCTTTCTTCTTAGCGTGTAACCGCTTTGATACTATGGCTCTATATATCTTAAGGAATGGTTCGCCGAGGTGCCTCGGGGTTAATTTGTTTAAGAGTATTATAAAAGGATAAAAAGCAGCAACATCGTATTCCCGCACTATATAATCTTCGTCAGTTACGTGACGGGCTTTCTTTTCGTTGCTATGTACACCGCCGATACCGACCGTGTACAGTGTGTTTCCCATTGTAAATTTTTGCTTGGTCTTCTTTTCCGGCATCGCGCCTTTATTCTTACCAGACTTTATACGGTCGTCTTCCTCAAGTTTAAAGTTAAACACCATGTATCCGTTTTTATCAACAGTAAAGGGTAAGGTACAGTATTGTTCTAATATATCCTGTAACTGCTCAGTCTGAAAACTGATGTTAGCTGGCGGACGGTAGCGGAACCGAGTACCCAGTTCTATCTTTGGTCGGGTAGCTTTTATATCATAACGCTCATCTAGTTCACGCTTAATAACTGACTCGGCTATTTGTGCGTCAGACTTTGAGCGTAGGTCTATTTCATGTTCTTTGCTCATTGAAACCCGTAGGTTAATTTCTGGTTCAATTGTTTTAAATAGTTCCTCAGTATCTATTAAGTCCAAACCGCAATAGTAACGGATATCAGGTAATTGGTGTTCCTGTACCTTATCCCAATGATTAATCGGCATATCCATCATTTCTTTTATGTGCATACGACCGGCATAAATCTTAAGAGAAGCCTTTAGTGGAGCAACTTCTATCAGGTCAATATGGTCTAGCTGTAGCTTTGCCATACCAACCTGCTTTCTTACTTGCCAAGGTTGCAGTTTCTCCTCTATTATCATTTGGCTTACTTTATAGATGGCCTTGTTGCTTAACCCGGCAACTGCTGCTTCTATAATAAGAGCATCGTACTTTATGCCATTGAAAGTTATAATGGTATATGTATTTAGAAGATGTAGGATATTCTTTACATTAAGTTCAGAGTCATTGAACTTTTCAAAGTAAAGAACATCCCCGGTTGATACCTTCCTAAACATAACCAGTAAGTAATTAGGAAGGCATTCTATATCTAATGTAACAAGAGTCTTATGGTCCATGCTTATCCCTTATCTTACGCCCTTGTTAGCCGTTACCGTTTCCTGGCTGTTGTATTGCCCTTTGACAGCATAGCTCTGTTCACTTGGTACAGGCTCACAAGCAAAGAAAACCATTTGCCCTATCTTCATACCGGGTTTGATAAGAAGACCGTGGTGCTGAGTAACATTGGTCAGCTCCAGGGTTAGTTTACTATTATTCCAACCGGGGTCACACCAACCAGCCATTAGATGCTGAAGCCCTGAGCGAGCCAAGGAGGACTTCAACTTATATTCCGCGGCTACCCAGTTAGGAAGGTTAAAAGTTTCTGCTGAGGTCGCCAGAATAAAGTCACCGGGTAAAAGTGAATATCCTTGTTTGCCTATAAGTATCTCCTTCATATTAAGCGATTCTTTTTCTTTTAGGTCAACTACAGAACCGGGTATGTCTTTTTCTTCAACCAGTATACGGTCACCGATAGTTATGTCAATAGTAGCGCCATTGATATATTCTGGGTTTGCATCTATAACCCCTGACTGAACAAGATGTAACAACTGAGTATAAGAAATAAGTGACATAATATTATCCTCTAATGTAATCGGGGTCTTGGTTGGTATAACCTGGACCAGCGCCAAAGTCTTCTTCGCTGATAAGTTCCTCTATTAACATTCTTGCTGAGTCATAATGCCCTTCAACAATAAAATTAATAATACGTCTTTCCTGTAATGGTAACTGACAGCTGAAGAAGAATGTAAATTGATCAATACGTATTTGGGTTGTATTGAATGTTAGGAACTCATACCACTTATTAACCGGCATATATACGCCGCGATCTCCTGCTTTTGCCAAATAATGAATAGCCTTACGCAAGTCCTGGACGCCATTCTTGTCTCGCCAACGGCTGATGTATTTGGTAGCACAAGCCAACAAGTAAGGCATTCTTACGTCGCATACATAGTCCCAATGCTGGTACTTGATGCGGTAATGGGTTCCGCCTATTTGCATATCATTAGGTTCCATTACAGTTCCTCCATTTCACGGGTGAATGCTTCTACCATCTCTGACGCTAGTGCTATAGCACTAAGGTTGTGATAGCCGTACATAACATTGATAATGAATTTGCGCCATTTACGGAAAGGGCGTTTGGCACAAACCTTACCTTCCTTTACCTGTTGTATGCAGTACCACATTCCGCTTAGAGTATCTGCTAGTTTAAGGAAGTAAGCTTCCTCTGGATGCAAGTTAAAGTGAACGCCGTTATCTTCTTCCCAGTGACGCTCAAGTTTGTCCAAAACACTTTTCAGTTCTGGGCTTGCTTGTTTGATAGGGAATGGGATATCCCCTGTATAATACTCAGCCGCGTCATGGGTTAATGCCGCCAGCAATAATTCCTTGGAACATTCTGGATAGATATGTTGCAGTATCAAAGCAACTTCCCATTCATGCTCACTGTTTTTCTGTTTGTCCATACCGATACTATTATGGAACCGAACCACGTTACCGCTTTGCAATACCTTACGAATATTCATTATTTAGATCCTTTCTTAGCACGAGTTACCAACCATTCACTAGCAGCCATACACCAGTCGTCAGCTAATATACAACCGGTATGATTAATAGCTTCAATCGGCCCTTGCTCTTTATGAATAAGGTAAACCCGTAACATTGGTAAAACCAGTTCTTCAAAATAAGCTGATTTCCAATAGGTTCCGATAGCTACTTCAGCCAAACCAAAGTCATCATATAGATCAAAAAACTGCTTCAAGTCTTGGTTAAACCAACGCATACCAGCATGGGACATTGTAACCAAACGCTCGCAAGACTCATACGGATTAAACCCTCCTTGGAACCCTTCATTGGTGCGGTTATAAGCATCGCCAGCGGCTCCCTCAGTGTATACATGGAAACTGTTACTAACCTGACTATATGTACCCATGTTAACGCCTAAGCTGGCGGCAACGTATTCCTGGATCATACTAAACTGTACCACGTTAGCACCGTAGGCTCCCCATATCATATCGTTGGAACGGTTAAATACAGTCATGTCCAACCGCTGGTTACGCATACGGAATACAATGGACATATTACAGGCTTTATCCCTAGTGTCCTTATTAAGGTCTGCTGAGTCCCATATCTGGCATACTGCCTGACGGCTGTTAGGGTCGTTAGTTAGAATATCAATAACCTCTTCTATTTGGTCAAGGTCGCAGTTACCCGAATCATTGAACTGGTTGCGTAGCCTGTAACCGTAAGCAGCGTTAAAGGTTTTGGTATCATCACTGAAGTCAACCATACGCTTGTTAAACTCAGACAGGAATTTAACATCATCACGCCCTGCTAAAATCCAAAGGGATTCCATAAAGTGGAAGAAAGGGTTGGCGTCCCTAGCAGAGCTGACTAGGACGCGCTGAGCAGGGTTTTTGTAAACAGTGGTTACGGGTGCAGGTAACTCCAGGGTCATACCGTTACGGCTTGGTACGGCTACGCCTTGCGCCTTCATTAGCCTTAGCCCTTGGAATAGTGCGTCGTTAACATTGTTGGCGGTAATTACATACATAATCTAAACTCCAGCATATTTGCGTTTGGAACGACCGGTCTTATTAGTTACCCTCATAAATTTGTCAAACTCGCACATCGTATTTTGAAGGTTTTGATAACAAAGGATATCTAAAATACTATCCGGCAATTCATACTCAATTAATTCATAAGCTTTGTCAATAGCGGTTTGGTAATTACGGGCTGTTATCTTCTCCTCCCAAAACCATTCTAAGCCTCGCAAGCTACCCGGCCCTGGAGCACTAAAGCTAAACCAGTCCGGAGCCTTATTTAATGGGTGATCTATTGTATTCTTAATATCAGCCACTACTTGACCCGCTAGGAAACTTGCTAACCCTTCCACTGTCATCAACCGCTTGTGTGCCTCAGTCAGTGTAACGCAATTATCAATGATGTCTTTACGTTTTGCAAGTTGTTTTAGTAAATAAAGACAGTAGTCCGCTTTCGGCATCGCCTTACCATTAGTGGATATAATGTAAGCGCCGTTCCATATACGCTTACCGGCTGCTTTACGCTCAGCCAATATGGTTTCAGCATTTTGCAGCCATAAGCTAAAATCAGCGTCAAAGTCTATAGGCTGCATAAGCTCAGCAAGAGTATCCGGCTGGTTAAATATACGGGCTACCACCATAGCAAAGGTATAGGAAGCCGCTGTAGACTCCTCAGCGCCAAAGTCATCAAGCCCTGTAGGGTAAAGCCAGTTATTACGTATCCACCGGGTAACGCGGTCGTCCTCCCGGTTGACGTTGCAAAAATAAACCTCCTGCATAACCTTGTTCGGGGTCCAGGGTTTACCCGCTCCGTCTTCTTTTAGCTGGCGGATACTTTCCCTCTCTAATATCCAATAAACCATTTGTTCTTGATTGGCGGTTAACATTACAAAACCCCTAGATGGTCATCTACCATTTCTTCAAACCTTTCAAACCTGTTTTCAAGCGGCAACTCAATCCAGTTCAGCCCGTCGTTGTCTAGCTTGTTGCGTATACGGTAGGTAGAATCATAAGTCTTTTTGGCGTTATGGTATACGCTGTCTTTAAGGTGGTCGTCCTTATTTGAATCTCTTCTACGTTTGCGGATATGTTCCATGCAAGTATCAAAGTCAGTTTCCAACATAATAAACAGAAAGTTATCAGGGTCACGCTTTGCTAACTCAGCGTAGCGCCCATAAATATGGGATATAAAAAGCCCCTCAAACATTACATGACCATCAAATGAAAAGTCATCTATTAACTGGTGTATTTCATCTTGGGTTGAAACCGTATCGCAACCGCCACAAATGCTTTCGTAAGAACCAACTACAAACACGGTTTCGCCTTTATACTGGCACTGATAACCCTTTGGCTTCTTACTGTTTTTGGGCCATATAGGTTCTACGCTACTACATAGCTCAAAGAAGGTTCGCATCAGTGTGGTTTTACCTGACCCGCTGGTGCCTCGTATATTTATAAGCATTACAGGCCGTCCCCTTTAACTATAAAGCCTTTACGTATACATCGGGTTACTTGCTTACGGCAAGCTTCCTCTGTAATGTCACCCCTGTTATCAAGAATATAAGTAAGGGTAGCTTCCCCCATATTGTCATCCACGATATCGTATATTTTGCGGGGTAACGTGTTGGCTTTAGGCTCTGTACCAAGTGCGAGCAAGGTTGCGTCAGTAACCCGTTTACCCCTGCTAACCTTGGTAGACTCAGAGCCTTCTGTGGGCGATTTGCTGGTGGGTTTAGCGTCGGCGCTACCTTTGGTTACAGTGGTATCCTTACTACGCTCGGCAGCGGCTTTGAGCAGCCGTTTACCGACAGCCGGGGTAAACGCCGGGTAGTCATCGGCGGTATCCTGTAACAGTGCAAAGGTATGTTCGGCGGCTTGCTCTTCGTTTTCAAGCTCACGGGGTTTGTCTGTTAATTTATGGTAAAGAATACCTACCTCTTTAGAAGACATTTCCATAAGCATATCATCCGACTCCCCTATAATGACAACCGCCAAACCAAGATTGTTATCGGTGATATACTTTTGCAAGGTGTCAGCATTGTCGCATTTGCATTCTACTGACAGCGTATCATAATCAATTAAATAATTCATGTTTACCCCTTTTCCCAGTTTACAGTGTAAAGATACATGACTTGCCCCACAATAGCAAGGACTTCCCGTTTGGCTTGACCAGCCATTGCGGGGAAGGGCAACTCACCCCGGTAAACGTGCTCAAGCTTACCATTCATAGCCCGTATAAACTGGCGGTTGGCTTCCCCCTTACTCATTTTCTTAGCTTCAGCTTTTGCTTTCAATGTTTGTTTTATTTCGTGCTTATTAAACATAGTAACCTCGCAAAAATAACCCCCCGCGTTGGCAGGGGTAAGGGTTTTGATTATACCAGTTTTACAAAGCCTTTTTGAGCAGCTTTTTTAATTTTGCGGATGGCGAACGCTTGGTCAACTGTTTTGGCGCTTTTGGGGCGGTTGTAGCTGGCGATAAGGTTGGTGGCAACCTCGGCGAAGGAACCGTCTATGGAGTCTTTTACAGCCTGAACAATACTGGCGGCTAATGTACCCTCCTTAGCTTCCTTTTCAACCGTTACAGTGGTTTCTTCCACGTTGTAGGTAAGGGTCTCGCCGTTTATCAACATGGTAATGCTTTTACCTTCTGGCTCGGCTGCTTTAGCTTTCTTAGCTTTTTTGGCAGGTTTAACCACTGGCGCTTCGGTAGCTTCTTCCACTGGCGCTTCGGTAGCTTCTTCCACTGGCGCTTCGGTAGCTTCTTCCACTGGCTCAACGTCAACATAAGGTGCGGCGATTTCTTGGATTTGCAAGGTACGCTTGATAGCGGTTGTTTTATCGCTGAACTTTTTAATTTGATTGCTACCTGTAACGGTTGCGAAATCATTGTACAGGGCGGTGATGTCTGCAATTTTAAGGTTGGAAAGTTCTGCTTGGTTGTAAGTATTCATAATGGTTTTCCTGTTTTAACTGTTTAAGTGTTTTTGGCTGAGGCCGTTCGCCCTAACCATGAACCTCAGTATACACGCCGACAGAACGAAAGCAAGAGGTACAGCAAAGAAAGCTTCAAGAAATAAGATCGGCATACGTTAGCCTCACTAATGTAGAGGGTTCCAAGCTTTTGGCGATAAGTTTTAGGGTCTGTTTACTGGTTGGGTCTTCTACCTGTTTACGGTAGCGTCTAGCCATATCCTTTACCTGACGGTTAGGCGTTTTGCTGAGGTAGCTGGCCAGCGCCATATTAAGGGTAAAATCCCAAAGATTATTATTTGAGTACATAATAAAACGGGGACAGCGTTAGCCATCCCCGTATCCCCCTTTCTAAGCCGTTTTAAAGGTCGTCATCGTCAAAGCTGTCACTACCCTCAGCGTAATCCTCAAACTCGCTGGTGGCTGCTACGCTACCGTCTAGACGAGGACCTTTCTTGCGGAGCATAAGGTTATTAAGACCAACGGCTACACCGGGTTTCCCGCCATCTTTAGCGTCAAAGCCGTAGACGTTAACCGATACGTGGAAATAGGCTCCGCTGTAACAAAGCTCTTCCAGGTCGTCCATGTCGGCTGGTTCGTTTTCTTTGTTTACAATACCCGGCTTTTTACCGCCGTTGCAGTTAAAGAAATACATACCTTCGTATTCCTCGCCATCGCGCTCTTCGTCACCGTCACGCATCGGCAACTTGTAACGGGCTTTTTTCTTAGCTGCGTCACTACCGTGCTTCTCTACCAAAGCTTGTTCAACCAGCTTGTTAAACTTCTTAACTTGCGGGTCATCCTTTGGCAGTAATACCTGAACGCTGTAGTTGCCAGCCTCACCGTTTTCTTTCTTACGAGGTTCGGTTACAAATACAAAGGAACCGCGAACGTTTTGTAGAATCATCTTAGCCATTTTGTAAATCCTGTTTATCTGTTTAAGTGCGTAAGCTGTAACAATGGTGCTACAGCTCAATAAAGTTTACCCCTAATCGGGCAGGTTTGTAAAGTCACTTATCATGGTTGGCTCAACCGCTTTACGTTTGTCTTCAATTGGCGCTGCCACTATTCCGGGAGTAGGTTTCTCAGTTACTTCGTTCATAACCTCCTTAGCTTCTTTGGGCTTCATGTGGTTTTTAAGGGCTTTCTCTATATCGCCCAACGGTCTTAACTTTTGCTCGTATAATTCCTCCGGCTCCAGGTAGTCATATAAAGGTGAAAAGTCTTCGTCTAAACCTTCTTCTGTAAACTTTCTATGTACTGTTTTATATACTAACTTGTAACCAGCATCATAATCTTTGGAACCATGATCCATTTCCAACTTAACTTGGTTATTTACTGCTACAACAAAAGAGCGCAACATATCAGCATGGTCTAGGATAGTGCGCTTTTGCTCAGCAGACATAACCTTTGGGTCGGGGAAGGTGTCCTCAGCAAAGTCCGCTATCGCTATTTCCTGGGTCTTGTTATACAGTGCAGGGCATTGTCCGGCGGCTTTACAGAAACGGCAACCGTCGTCACTTGGTACAAGCTCAGCGTCTGGGTCGCGGGTGCGGTTAGCCTTTGGTACCAGTTCGTTCACTTGCCAATTATTAAGGTCTACCGCTGTAATTTCCCAGGTACGGATTGGCCCGTGTGTATGTATTGCCCTTGGTTGGGTTATGGTGACCCTGACGTTTGTCTGGTCGGTTATATGAGTACTTTCCTCCAGGGCTACGCCCAAAGCATAGCACAAGGCTTGAGAGTTATGCTCTGGCTCTACCGCTACGCCTTGCCCATGCTTATAATCTATAACCTCAATTTCAACAAGGGCATCGCCGTCCCATACCAGCAAAACAACGTCTGAAGTTCCGCCGTCAAGCCCTGGAATATTTAGTGGTTTAAGGCTGGCGCGTACCTCTACCTTAATCTCTACACGGTATCCCCATCCCTCATGCTCGTCTATACGTTCCTGTACATAATCTAGACTAACCTGTACAGCATCAGACATTTCTTCATTGACGGTAAACTTAAAACCGTCTACGGTCATCTTCTTGCCAATATGGTCGGCTGCTACACCCTTGGCTGTTAAAGCTAATTCATGTATCTCGTGTGCTGTCGTACCCTCGGCCGCGTACTTGTTAGGGGTTTCTGTTATGTCAAGACTTTCTATAAGCCGTACACTCCCAGGACAGGTTAACCATCGTTTGCTGGCGGAAGGGCTTAACCGGGCATGGTGTTTTTCTTCAATAACGTGAGCAGTCATTATAGATACACCTTTCTACCTTCTTCCAATTGATCTAATGTATCGTCTTCAATACATACATACCAGACTTCAGCATTAACTAACCAACCTATACAAAGACCGTCGTCTAGGTTGGTTTCTGGATGCAAAGGGTCAGCGCCTATAAAGACCTCTTCTGGGACATTGTCGTAACAGTCTTTTATTTCTTGGAAACTACCTTCGTTCCACATATTTAAAAAGGTAGGACAATCATTCCTATCTAAACCTAAAGCGTATTGTATAGCCGCTACCGCTGCATTACTTTTCATAACAGTACTCTTATATAAATTGAACGGTTTTTATTGTACACCATTTTTCAATCTCAACCTCATTACCTTTGCTGGCAACAATAGCCGCATTAGGACACCAAAAACCGTGAGTCTCAGCCATGTCTTCATGTGTTACGAAGAACTTGGCTTTGGCGGTTGTTTTCTCAATACGAATATATTTAAAGATTTGGTTTGGACTACCTTTTCTTTCAATAGGGGTTTGGGTTACTGGTTGTTTATTAATTGGTGGTACAGCATCAGCCATAACATGGAAGGATTCTCTATGTTCTGCTAATACAATTTCCCAGTCTTGCTCGGTCATATTCATAAAGTGTTTTCCTGCTTATACTGTATTTGATTTCCAGGTTGATATTACTCAAGGCGCTTGCTTGCTGGCGGTTAAACTCAGCATAGTCTAGAAAAGCTTTAAAAGTAAGGTAAATACGTTTCGGCATATACTTCGGCATAATCCCTCTACGTATTCGGTAAAAGGTGTCCAGGGTATACTCAGGGAACTGCTTATGCAAAGCGCGAGCATTGTATTGGCTATGTAACCATAAACAATGTTCACGCTTTGCAAAGTCTTTATGAAGGGTGTTTGTTTTCAAGTTCCCACTTACCTTTAACAAGGATGTACCTTTCGTTTTTAGAAAAGAGAACAGGGGGCGAGTCCCTTTTCATATAATAGGGGTTTGTTTCGGAACCTTCGCTTAAAACTTTAGATACTATATGTATTTTAGCTTTTTCCTTAGAGGTCTCTAATCCAGTTCCAACTAGGTATTCATTGTACTCAGATCTAAAAGCAGGTTCATCTTTACTATGATAACCTATAATTCGGTTTTCATAGTAACCTAATCGATAAAGTTCTTTGTCTTCTTCTACTTCTTCCCTAATCATACTCAATAAGAAAGGGTTGTTTATTCCCTTGTCAACATTATCTATATCTAGTATTTTAGGTGGGTATTTTCTAATTGTAGAGTAGCATATTTGGCTAATTCTACTAACGGATACACCGAAACGCTCCCCTAGTTCTTTCATACTGAGTGTTAGCGTTAGCTCAAGGATTTTAAATTTTTGATAATCAGTAAGCCCAGCGTTAACTAAAGGGTCCTCTGTTTTACGTTTGCAGTTTGCAGCAGATTTCATGGAAGTATGATAGTGGTCAGCTACACCGCAATCATAGACCTCTACTTCATAAGAAACTGTTTTTATCTTTTTAATTTTACTCACGGTATTTAGATGTCTAAATCGTTTAAGGGTATACAGGCTATCTTTCTTAACCCATACCGCTTTCCCCTTAGGACTCCACTTACCTTCGATTTCTTTACCGCAAATTGACTTGGATCCGTTGGCTAAAAATCTAATTCCAGAAATTGAGTATAGGGTTTTGTTTTTCATAACTGTTTTCCTGTTTTAGTGTTTTGGCTGTTTTATGCGGTACGGTCAAAGGTATAGAGGTCTGCTTTCTTTACCCAAACTACCCGGCCGACACCTTCCCACTTACCGGCAATTTTCGTACCGCAAATTGTCTTGGATCCGTTGGCCACAAACTTGGTTCCGTTAAACGTGTAGAGGGTAGTTGATTTCATTTTGCTGCTTTCCTGTTTTGGTGGTTTACTTGACTATGAACTAAGTATACACGCTTTAAGAGGAGATGCAACACCTTTTTTCAGCTTTTGTCGTTTGGGAGAATGGTGGGCCTTGCTGGACTTGAACCAGCGACCAACGAATTATGAGTTCGCGGCTCTAACCAACTGAGCTAAAGGCCTTTATTAAGAGATGACCGGCGCGTCACGGGATCAAACCGGGACACCCTGACTATCGGCAACTTACACCTCCCCGCCCTTGTCGGATCATAAGGTATAGGTTCAAAGATACCCTATACTACCAAGTGGCCGGTCATCTCTTAATAATCCTGCTTTTATTAACCCAGAGCAGGAACTGGAGGTTGTTACGCTGTGAAGGCTTTGAACATGGCCTGGAGTTGTTTGGCAGTACAGTCAGCAATCTTGGTTAGAGTTGCAGCGCCGTTACTGTTCATTATTTCTTTGGCTTCGTCACGGCCGACTTCTTTAGCGTAAGCTTTGGCGGCTACTTTAACGGCGTCGGCTGTTACTTCGCTGCTGTCTTCCTCTTCATCTTCAAGCCCGTCGTCTTCTTCGGCCTGCTCTGCTGGTACTACTAAAAAGGTGGCAACAATGTCGGCATATTCATCGGCATCAATAGCACTGACCATGCGTCCCAACGGGTCGCCAGCTTTGCCGCCGCCACTTTCCAGGCAAGATTTGACAAAGTCTTCACCGTGTTCGGCTTTGGCTTTCTTAACCGCTGTTTTAAAAGCGGAAAGGCTCATGGTGTCGGTGTCGCCCTTGCTAGCTGGCTCTTCCGCTTTAGATTCCGCTTTAGATTCCGCTTTAGATTCCGCTTTATCGGCACCCTTATTAGAGGGCGTTTTGGCAGCGGTTTCTTCGGTGTAACCTTCTCCCAATAGCAGCCGGTTTACTTGGTCAATCATCGGCGCGTTTTCAGCGTTCATCTCAATTTCGTAAATTACCTTAGCCATCGTAATACCCTTAATTTGTGGTTAGTCTGTTTTACTGGCTTACCTGCTTATGTATCCCGGCCAGTGGAAACAACTATACAGCTTTTGCCGGGCTGTGCAACCGTTAATTTGTGTATAATTTTGCTCGTTGCGTTACGCGCTAATTTGCCCCATACTATCCACCCTTTATAGCCAAAGCGATAGGAGCAATATGGATGATACAGTACCCGCTCAACCTTAAACAGATAGGGGAACTGCAAAAAGGCAGTTTGAACCTACTAATAGAAGAGGCCGGGAACCCTAGCCATTTAGCCCGGATGCTAGGTTTACCCGTTAGTACAGTTCACGGATGGTCACAGAGAGGGCGTATAAGTAAGGAGGGCGCAATGCTGGTAGAGCGTTGCGCCAACCTTAGCTTGACAGCCAAAGAATTAAGACCTGACCTATAAGCCGGGGGAAGTGGTATGATTGTAGACAAAGAACAGTTAAAACCGTATATCTCACAACAAGCCGACCTTATACCGTTGCACGTTTGGAACAAGCAAACTGTTCGCAAAGGGAAAATCCAACTACGCGGTAAAACGCCCCTACAAGGCGACTGGACAACCACTGACAAAAATACGGACAGGGCGCTGGCACTGGCTAAAAAGGGCCATAACGTCGGCTATCGGTTAGGTGAATGCGACCTTGTTATTGATATTGACCACCGTAATTTCAAACAGGGGGAAGACAGCCTTGCAAAGCTTTGCAGCTTCCTGGGTATAGCAGATTTAGCAGATATTTGTCCTACGGTTATAACAGGTAGTGGCGGGTTCCATTATTACATGGCTAAACCGGCTGACTGTTTTCTTAAAGAAATGCACGATGATTATCCCGGTATAGAGTTTAAAACCAAGGGACGGCAAGTGGTCGCCGCTGGTAGCAAACATCCTAATGGAGAGCTTTACCGTTGGGATGACTTTTGTCCTGACTTTGGTGAGCAGTCTAATGTTCCAGGGCGACTGATTAAGTTGCTAAAGCGTGAACCGCCAGCTAACCAAGGTCAAGCCGGTACATTAACCCCTGAACAGTTAGAACGGCTATTGGAACAATTACCGATTGAAGACTTTGGTTCCAATGATAAATGGTTCCCTCTACTATGCGCGTCTAATCATGGCACTAATGGTGCAGGTGTTGAAGAGTTTGTAGAATGGTCTTGCGGTGACCTGGAGTTTGAAGAGGACGACCAGCTTATACGGGCAAGATGGGATAGTTTAGGCGGTAAGGATTTAAACTATACGGTTAACACATTATACAAAATGGTATTAGCTTATGGTGGTGATACGTCGCTAGTTAGTGCCCAAAGTGATTTTGAAGAATTTGATAATAAGGAGGAAGACGATAGTAAGGAAGAAGATGAAATTGACTTTGATGATATAATGTCAGAGCAAGAAACCAAAGAAGGCTTTAGTCCAGGTGTCGCTACAGATATCGCAAACAAGCTACATTCCAATAGTGATGAAGATGAAATTGTTAAGGCGTTACGGGCTATGTTACAAGCCGGAACAATTGAGCAAGCAAGGGTAATGAAAATATTGATGAAAACCCTTGGTATGACCAAAGCTGAAATCAACGGTATTATTCAGCAAATAAAAGAACAGATAGCTGAAGACCTTGGGCGTATACTGGCGGAAAAGACTTTAGAAGGTAAATTCTACAAGGGTAAAGGGCTAGTCTTTAATAATAACGGTCAGTTTTGGGCGTACAACGGTAAATTCTGGGAACCGATTACCAGTGCTTACGTTG